ATTTTAAATAAATTATCTCCATCGATAAGTAAGGTTTTCACACATATTGTGTTTAGAAGGTTTCTGTTTCTCTTTCTTCGACCAAAGCAAAGTCACCATCTGAACCGATGATTTCTTTCCAATAATCAGCATGTTCTTTCTTGTACTGTTCGATAGATTTCTTTTCTTCGGTGGTATCTTTACCTGATAAGAAACCGTGAGGAGTAACAATAATTCTTCCATCTTCATAACCCAATCCATTGATGTGGTTTTTCATGACGGAAACTTTTGTACGTGAAGCAAACTTCACTGTTCTCTTGTCTTTTGTTGCGGTAATCTTTGTTGTACCCGCACCTTTTTGGTTACCAAACAAGAATACCAAAGATGAGTTCAACCAAACAGACTCACCACCTTTAGCTTTAATCTTTGGTTGACCAAATGGATTATCAGGAAGTTCAACCCATGGTTGATTCACAATAATCAATGAGTTTTCATATTTCGAATCCGCCTTACGTGAACCCGAAATACGTTGGTTGATACCCATACCAATTTTATCGGCCAAGGTCGCAGCATTGTGTTGCTTACCACCTTTACCATCATAGGTCATCTTTGAGGGAACAGAACCTACTGAATCCCATAAGAAACACAATGAATAATCAATTTCACCTTTTTCTTGAGCATCCAATAGTTGGTTGATAAAATCGGTGATTTGTTCGATGTAATCGAAATTATTATTGAAGATGAAAAATCCATCCCAATCGATTTCACCAGTTTCCTCATCAACAACTTCCTCACACTCAAAACCCATCAGTCTCGCATGTTCGAAACTCCATTTCTGTTCGGTGATAATAAACACAGGTAGAATCTCTTTCTTCTGTGCGTCCACCGCAGTCTTTATGAGGGCTGTTGTTTTACCAGTGTCTGAGTGTCCCAAAAACATATTGATATGTCCAATTGCAGGACCAGGTAATCCAACCGCATCCAAAAATTCTTGTCCACAATCAAAAAAACGTTGTGGTTTGTATTTTGCAGATGTTGAGAATTTCTTCTTGACAGAAGAGAAGTCATTTTTTTTGAGTGCCATAATTAATCAATTAGTTCAATTTCATCTTTACCTTGATTGTCTCCGACGTATTCCCACTCAGGGTCTACCTCATCCCAAAAGGCATCTTTGTCGTCTTTATACATCTCGTACTGCTCGTCAGTGAGTTCAAACTCATAGTAACGGTAGTCAGTTTCAGTTTTTTGTAACTTAGCCATTAGTTTTCCAAAATTTATTTAGGGTATCTAATTTATCATTCGCATTGGCTAACTTCTCAACAAAGTTGTCCATCTCCTCTAATATTTGGGGGTGTTCTCCAATACCCGCAGCATTCTCAAGATAAATCATAAGAGTTGCCTCGGCCTCCAAAATCTCAGCCTCGTACTTACGTTTGAGACTGGTAATCATCTTTTCTCTTGTTTCTTTTGTCATTGTATTAAAAAGTAAAAGGGGCAGACAAAGTCTGCCCCGTTGAATTAGAACGGTAGGTCCTCATCAGGGGAAGCACCTGCTTGGGGGTCTACAGTTTCTTTTGTTTTATTACCACCCATGGTAAAGATAGCATCATCACCATAAACATACTTACCAGTTTCAGAATCCCAACGAGGTTCTTCACCACGTGCGATAGCCTCCAAGTATTCTTCAGGTTTTTTTGAATAAACATCATTCCATGTCAATTCATCCTCTAACCAAGACTTCATAACAGATTCATCTGAGTGAAGAACTGAGGGGTCATCATGCATAATGGTTTGGATTGATGTGTAGTCTTTACCACCTGGTGTTTTTTGTTTTACCAATTGAACGATAAGGTCACGACCTGTGGTTGCATCTGTGATATCACCTTTTTGTCTCCAAATAGGAATGATTTTATCCAAGATACCTTCGTTCTTGTAGTTGTGTTTAAATCTCCAAAACTTCACACCCTCTTCTTCAGCGTCGCGGTCGACTACCTTTACGATGTAAAATTTACGTGATTTGTATTGACGAGCAAGTTCTTTATCAGATTCTTTACCAGTTGCCATAAGTTCATCATAAACTTCATTCAATGGTGAACGCTCGTTGTCATTTTTTCCCGGGTCATAGAATTTTTGCCATTTACCACCGACTTGAAGTTCATGGTAATAAACTTCTACGAATGGAGATGAACCATCTTTGGTAGGAAGAATTCGAACTCTTCTCTGACCTTGTGATTGACCTTGTGGAAGGATACAAGCGAAATACTTTTTCATTCGCTCTTCTTGTGACATACGGTTACTGTTGTCAAAAGATTGGGTGTTTTTTTCGTACTGAGCCAGTACTGCATCAAGTGGATTTGTTGCCATAGATAAAAAATTAATTGTTAGGACATTATAATAATACGCCAAGTTTAGTGTTCCGTCAAATTATTCGCCAAATAAAAAAAGGGTCCACAATGTGACCCTTTAATTATACGAAGATTCTTCATAAAATCAACCCATTTTGAAGTTTGAACCTGTTGGTTCAGGTCCGTAATCGTCGAATGATTTTTTGATTTCAGATGGTACGAATTCTGTTACATCATCAGTTGTCAATACATATTCATTCTTACCTGTCTTTTGCATTTCTTCTTGTTTGTCTTGAAAGAAATCTGATAATTTTTGTTTGAAAGGACCACTGTCTAAACTTCTTAATTCAAGTTTTTCTTCAGGTGTCTTGGGACGATACTTCTCTAGTTTCTCTTCAATAGAGTTCAATTGAGAAACAAGACTCTCCATTTCACCCAACTTACTTTGAAGACCCTCCAATTGTTTGAACATCATATCAAAGTATTCTGACTGTTTGTCCTCCATATTTTTTTGCGAGTTAACTAAGTCAGTTATATCCAACTCTTCGGAAGAACTTTCCTCCTCAGTTGATTGTCCTTCGTTATCAATCTTTTCCACCTCAGCATCTTGACTTACATCTATAACTTCAGGTTCAGGAGATTCTGTTCCTGTTAAACTTGGGTCTGCTTCAGGTGTTGTAGGTGTTTCGGCAGCAGCGTCTGTTGGTTCTTCACCTGGTAACTCAGGTAATTCTGCAGTTGCTTCTTGTTCCATAATATACTTGTTGATATTATTATGGCGACTTAATTCCTCCAAAATTTTCTTATCAATACTCATTTTATTATCCATTTAATAATTGTTTAACTCCTTGAGGGGTCTCTACTTGAACTCTTCTATTAGTTCTCATTGTGTTGTCTACTCTTTCGATAAGACCGTCTCTGTCTCTAACAGTATAACAATCACCTGTGTCTAAATCACAGACTTCTGTATAACCATTAGAAGTGGCTCTTTCAGTGAATCTTGTCTTTTTTCCAAGATAGTTGTCTAAAATTTGTGAAATTTCCATGTTTTTTTATTCTATAAATATCATCAGAAACTAATAATTCCCAAACTAATACATTTTTCAACACTTTCAGCCGCCGCTTTTTTCAAAGATTCAAATGTTGATTTATTAGCTTCGATATATTTTAGTCCTTCTTCTTCAGTATTCCATCTTCTTGTTGGCCACCATTCTGACCACACCAATGCTAAGGAACCAATGAAATCCGCTTTTGTATCCCACTTATATCTTGGGTCAGAATTCAAGATTGAACGACCTCCAGCAGATGGGTTTAAGTAATATGTTTCAATAAAATCAATTGAATTTTTGAAACTCGGGAAAACTGCATATGGTGTACTACTTCCATTCGGACTAGTTCTACAACCATATTGTCTTGTAAAGTAAGTCTCTCTTCCACCATAGTTGATTCCGTCGAATACAGAACCACCAAATGGTGTTCCTCCCAAATCATAGTCAAAAGCAAATAATTTATTTTCATCATGACCGTTGAGATAGGCGGTATAGAATACCATACCTCTAGCTCTTCTATCCGTGACATTATTCTTGATAAGAGTCGCAAAATCAGCAAAAGTGATTTCTCTTCGTGTTGTTTCAATACCTGTATAATTTCTGTACTTCTGATTTGCCAACAACATATCATTTATACATTGTACAGGTGATGCCGCCACAAAACTCGTGTTTGTCTGTATTGAGTTACCAACACTGATAACGTTCTTAGAAATGTTAGAGGAATCTGTTTCTTTCAATCTGTTAATTTTCTGAACCAATTCTGAAAGTAGGTTGTTGTTCAAACTAACAATTTGTTTTGTAATCAAAGGAATTGAATAAACCGGCATTCTTATACCAGTAAAGTATGTTCTGAAGTTACCACTATCAATCACGTGTTCAACTGATTGTACCATATATGGTCCATAGAACATCGGAACGTGTTGAAGGTTAAAGTACATTGTTGGTTGAATCATAACATTACCCATACTTTCAACTCTACACTCATAACTTCGTGTTTTATAGAAATTGAACAATCCTGTACTCTGACTGACAGCACTTCTACCACCCGCCTGCAATGACATATCAGTTATGACTCGGTTACTTTCCGCAGTTGCAGCAGCTTGGTTTTGGTCTAATTGAATACTATAGAATATCGTTTGATTTCTAATACCAAAATCCACATTGAATCCAACAACTTTGTTTGATTGAGCCCAATTGGTTTTTCCATCCAATTTGTCTACAAGAGGTTGGTTTCCACCACAGTCAAATTTAAAAGCATCGGTCTTGAACCTATAATCTTGATTTTCTTTCATGGACAGATGCTCTGATGGTTTTCCAACAAAATAACATACCAATTTTGGTTGGGAGTCTCGATAATCAACATCCAAGAATGTTCCAAATAGTGAATTGGCCATATCTTCGGATGATTCAGTACGAGGTCTTTGACCATTTTGTACATCACCTAACCCCCAGAAATTTACATAAGCCGGCATTGGCATCATTTGAAACTTTGTATCCGCAATTATTTTACTAACAAAATCTATAATACGAGTATTCATTGATGTTGTTCCCGAGAAATAATCTCGTAATTTGAATACATCACAAAGTACAACATCACCAATATCACGGTTGGCTCTATCCAAGAATATTACGTCTTGGAATAACGTTCTTTCGTTGAAATCAACACCCGCAATCCATTTGTCGTTGAATGCTTTGAATGTTTCCCATAACTCCAACTTGGTTTCATCCCCGTCCAAAGCAGATGAAAATTGTTTTTCAGTTACTTCTTCAACATTTGGTAAGTTCTTTTGTAGACTAAAGAAAAGTTGTGTCAATATTTCAGAAATATATTCATCACCATTTTGGTAATACTCATCAATATCCGCCAAGAAATCTGCAGAAGTATACTGACCATTGTTCAACAGTTTTTGTGTTGCGAATATTTTGATAAGTGGAGCAAAATTGATAACGTTAGTCTCATTGAACTCCACATCCATCGTTATAAAGAAGTCGGTATAGTAACTACCCTTATCCGTATATACCATACCCGCCTGGGTTCCAAATCCCACATGGGTATACATTGCTGCCCAAGTTATCGGGAACAAAGTTTGAGATTGTGCTAAGGTAATTGTTCCTGTGGAAGATGGAACTGTATTGTTGACATACGCATTCCAAGTATAACCATCAAATACCTTGTTTGTTGGACGGGTAGTAAAACTACCAAATAGTTTTCTATCAAAATTACTTGGGTTACCAAACTTAAACGCAATATCAAAATTCAAGAATGATTGAATGGTTTCACCAATTTTCTTGGTCTGACTATTGGAAACTAAATTCAAATAATCTTCATAATTCAATGTTCTGTTGACCTTATCAACAGAAATTAATTCTTGGAACAACAATGGGAAGTTTGAATTTGTAATGGCAAATGTAAAGTCATCAACTTCGAGTTCACTCGGTGATGAACAGAACGTCAAAAATTTATTCTCAAACTCATCAAGAATATCTTTTTTGAATACACCAAATAAATCTTCAATCTTATTGTAGTAATCCCCCAATATGAATGCTTCAGTATTTTTTTGATTCGGGAAAAACTCTTTGATGTATTCGTCAGGTTGTGGATAACTAATACTTGGTAATTCAAAATATCCGAAGTTTGGTGATTGCCAAAAAGTTCTGAATGAACCATCGAAGATTGCCCTATTGTTTTTGGGTTCAAAGTTCATGGTCGTACCAGTTGGGGTATCACTAAAACATTCTTGATAAACTTGGTTGGCTTGAGTGGCAAAACTTGGAACCACAATTGTTTTGTTCTGTTTTGAAGGATTGAACTGTGGAAGTGTTCCACTATCAAAAGAAGTGTACCATGTTTTGAATGTGAGCGTTCTCTTGGCACTGGCAGTATCAAATCCTTGTGGTAACTTTATGGAACTGAAATCAATATCCCCCACGTTCATACCCAAAGCAACTGCAGCATCCATTTCAGAGTCTGAGTAGTTGGTAAACAAGTTTTGACCCGTCATCATAAAGTATATGTTGTTCATAACCTTAGGATAGAATCCCATATTCATAACGGTGTTTACACCCAAAGATGCGTTGGTTGGGGAGTAGTCTTGCTGAGCAACAATTTTTACATTACTACCTTTTTGGTTAGTAAAATCGTATTCTGTGCTAAGGGACTGATTGTTTGGGTCGTAATAATCAAAAATATCAACATTGTTCCATGATGACTGAAGGAAATCAAAACCTGTTTCTTTCCAAGTTTTATATCTGTGCCAAATGGAACCAATTTTCAATATCCATGCTTGTGGTAACTTGTGAACACCACCAAACTTGGTAAGAGAAGCAAAAATGTAATCTAAGTCCGTATCTAAAGTGGGGGAAACATCTTTATATTTCTCTCTAAGTGTGGATAGAGGTAATGAATTCAAGAATAGATATGCAGGTGCCTTGTATGGTTGAGATGTACCTTGTTTGGCGTCTTCAATGGAACTCATCAAACTATTCAAGAAAAAAGGAGTATTCAACATTAAGTTGTTTG